TTATTTTACTTTCGATGAATCAAATGTAATATTTTCAGTTTCTAATTTATAAATAATTCTAATTAATTTTTTTGCCACGTGATTTAAAGCCACTCTATGTGATTTTCCTTCATTACGTTTTTTATAATAAAATTCTGTAAATATAGGCTCGTGTAAAAATATACAATCAGCTGCATTCAATAAATAGTATCTTAAATGCCCTGAACCATGTTTTACCATATGACCAGTATGTGATTCTGTACCAGATTGGCATATGCTTGGTTCAATACCAGCAAAAGCAACCATTGCATCAGCTGATTTAAATCTAGAAACATCTCCATATTCAGATACAATTCCGGCACCTAAAATATAACCAATTCCTTTAATCGATAAAATTGGTGGATTAAGTTCTTTAATAATTTCTTCAATATTACTTTCAAGTTTCTTTATCTCGAATTCTATTTGAGAACGTAATATAAGTAAAGTTTCTAGTTCTAGCTCAAATATTTCATTTGAAGTACCAATTGTATTTTTTGCCAAATCTTTAAGTAAAAAAAATTGTGCCGATGTAAATTTTCCTCTTGATATTTTTCTTATTGAATCATAGTCTTTCATATTTTTAATTTTATCAGGACTTTTATACTTACTTAGTATAAATATAGAAGACGCAGAAAAGGTATTATTAAAGAAAGGTTTGTACTCAGGAAATATGTGGTCTAAAACATTAGTTAAAGCAACTTCATAATAAGAACGTTGTTTAACAAGCTTTTCTCTCATTCTAGATAATGACTTTAAAGAATATTTGTGATAAAATTGTTTTGGATGGGGTTTGTAATCCGCAGATATAAGATATTTGGTAATTTGATAAGCATCTTTTTTATCTGTTTTGGTTTTTCTAAGTGTTTGTCCACTTATAAATTCTTTTACAAGTTTTGGATTAAATTCCATAAAAGAATAATTATTCTTTTCTAGGAATAGCTTAAGGTTCATTCCATAGTGTCCTGTTGCTTCAAACCCTATTCTTATTTCTTTAAAATTATCAATAGATTTTAATAAATTAAGTAATTGTTCAAACCCATCACTGGTGTTTGGAAAGGAAAAGTTCGATTCAATTACTTCTCCTGTTTCAGTACATATGAAACAGTCATGTTTGTATTTTGAAATATCAATACCAACAAAATACATTTTAAACACCTCCATATAGTTATTACTTGCACTGCATGTTTTTGACACAGAACTTCTATTTATGTATTCACGTAGATATATAAAACGTCAAGCGTTAACCAACTAATTACCAATAAAAATAAAAGCCTGTGGTAGTTGTCACCCCGAACCAGTCAAAGCTGTAAATACTTATCTACAAATCCACAGTGCTTAAATATTATAACTCAATTCAGTTGTAATTAAATATACAAAAGAAAAGAGTTTCTAATATATGTGAAAAAATCACATAATTATATTATACGTGATACTAGATCATATTATGATGGCTTGAATCAAGTTTTAAACAAAATAAAAGAAGATCAAATTGAAGAACCTATAATCTTGCATACAGATCAAGGTTCAGTTTATTCTTCTACTAGTTACAACAATCTTCTAAATGAATTTAATATTCAAAGATCCATGTCTAGAGCTGGAACTCCTACAGACAATCCCATTAATGAATCATTAAATGGTTGGATTAAAGAAGAGTTGTTTATTGATTTCGATTTAAAACATTCTAACGACATTCCAAATCTAATAAAATTATACATTAATTATTATAATAATGAAAGACCAAGTTATGCATTAAATTATAAAACCCCAATTCAATTTAAAATTGAATCAGGATTTTAAGTGCTTTTTTTAAACTGTCTACTTTTTATTGACTAGTTCATAATTCTGTTTTTTATTTTCTTCCACAAAGCCAATCAAGAGAAATGTTGCATTTATTAACTATTTCTAATGCAAACGCTGTCAATAATGTTGTTTTACCGCTTTCATAAGCACTTATAGTTGATTGAGTGGTATTAAGAATATTAGCTAGTTCAGTTTGAGTTATTTCATTGGATTTTCTAAATTCTTTTAATCGTTGTCCTATTATTTCATTACTAAATTTGTATTTTTTAGTCGATTTTGAGGTACGAGTAATTCCAATAACATAATCCATACTAACTTTAAAATGATTACATAATATATTTAATTTACTTAATGGAATTAATTCTTTTCCATTTTCCCACCTAGAATAATTTGATTGACTTACCTTTAAAATTTCTGCCATATCTTCTTGATTCAATTCAGCTTCATCCCTAATATCTAATAATCTTTCACTAAGCATACTATCACCTAAATATAATTTTCCCATTTTAAATTTAAATATCAGGTTTTTATGCAAAATAACGATATTTGTGTTATAATATAATTGCAGTAAAAAATTTGGTTAGGAGGTAAAAAAATGAAATATAAACAAAAAGATAGTTGTTATTTGCCAACAAAAATAACTTTTTATATGTTTTTATTGCTTAGTATTCTTTTTTTATTAAAATTTAATTATACTGTAAGTATTAGTTATTGTAATGCAAATAACATTCCATTGAATTTTGTATTACCTACTAGTAGTATGCCTTTTATATTTGGAATGATTTTAACACTATCTATTCTTGAAAGTATTGGAATATATTATTTTAGTAAATTGCTAAAGAAAATTTCTTTTATAAACTCAATTAATAAACATTAATGAATGGTGGTTAGTGTGAGAAAAAATAATGATATAAGATTTTATGTAATTTTATTAATTATTCAAATAATACTGTCAATAATTTATGCTATTTATATAGTTATTGATGAAAGAAAGAAATGGCAAAAAAGAGAATTCTTTAAATATACACTTCGCTATGAAATGGAGTATTTTCTATATATAGATATGGTTAAAAAAATGAGAATAGTGTTGTTTAAAAAGAGAGTAGAATTGTTTTTCTTGAGTGTTTTGGTAATATTAAGGAGGATATTTGTATGGAAGAAAAATTAATAATTCCAATGCTATTTTTTTTTATAGCTGCTTTAGGTGGTATATGTTTATTGATATTTTGCTTTAGAAAAAATGATGATGGCTATGATTATGATAAAATTATGAGGATGATGCATGAACAAACTGATGGAAATTCGGATGCACTTTCAAGGATGAATAAAGAAAAAGATAAGATAGAAGAAAAAATAAGAGACAAAAAGAAAAAACTTGGTATGAAGTTAGTTGATAAATGATTTAAGGAGGAATAAATAATATGAGTATTAAAAATGAAGTTGATATTATAAGAAAAGAAAACTTAAAATTAAATAAAAAAGATACAAAATTAGTTTTTGAAACTTTAATGAAAGTATATAAAAGTAAAATTGTTAATGAAGCAAGAAATATAATGGGTTATACATTAGATGTAGTTGTTGCCAATATGAATGGATTTAATAGACTTGGTAATTCCCAAAATATTTATCAAAAATGGGGAGATAACTTTTATATAGATTTCTATAACTCTGTATTTTGCAAAGAAGAAGTAGATGAAAATGGAGATTTAGTTAGTAATAAAAGTGAAGCCTTTTCTGAAATTAACGAACTTGATTCTATTAAAAATATATCATTTTCTTTAAAAGAAATAATACTAATATGTAAGCAGAATAATATTGATATTAAACTACATACGAAAGATGATTATTCAACTATGACTACACTAGAAATTAAACCATATGAAGGTCATATTCAAGATGATACAAACATTGATAATTATTTAATGTCAGTAATTGATAATTAAATATATTAACAAAAATTGATATATTATAGTTTTTAGAAAAATCTAACATTAATATATCTTTTTTATTGTTTTTAACATATATTTAATTTCAACAGGATATGGGATAAGTACCTCTAATAAGTTGAAACCCTTATTTCATAAGGCTTAACACTTATTTGAAGAGGTGCAAATCTATTTCCGCACTTGCGAAAATGAGTATAATGATATGCAAAAGATATGCACTTTGTATTTAGTTTACTTATTTAATAAGGAAAAAATGATATGCACTTATATAAAAATAGGTGCTTTTTTTATCTTAAAATTGCTTTAAATTCTTATTCTTTGTTTTCATTTTTATTATTAATTTCTTTGTCATTTTCCAACAATAAAGTTGAACATTTTTCTTCAATAACTTTTGGTAAGAATTCCTTTATAGTCTCTTTGTCATTGTTAAAATACTCCATTAATTGTGGTAGTAGATATTTAAAAAAATAATTCATTTATATAACCCCCTTATATTCTTTAAATTAAAAAAATTGAAGTACTAATTTATACCTCAATTTCTAATATAGTAAATTTGTTTTTTTCAAACTTTGTTTTTCTTTCTTGTGGAATAATTTGTATAATGTTATCTTTGTCATATTCATTAATATTAAATAAGTCAGCTTGTATAGTAGTTTCCTTAATGTTATAAAACTCTCTTAATGATTCGATGTATTCTTGTGTTTTAAATTCGTTTTTATAATTAGATAATATAGCATCTCTCTCATCAATATTTATTATCATATCGAAACAATCACTTCTAAACATATAACCAATATTTTCTATTTCATTTTTATTAAAAATAATATCATTAATGGAAACATTATATTTTTTATCTATATCAATTTTAATTTCATCAATATATTTGTTTATAATATAATATTTTTGACTACTATCTAATTTTTTCCAAAGGTTATGACTTTTTACATATTCTGATTTCATTTTCATTTTTTCTATTTCTTTGATATTAAATATTGTTTCTATATCTTGTTTGTATTCAATATTTCTTTTTGTTTCTTCTAGTTCATTAAGTTTAATTTCAACATTTTCTAATTCTCTTTGTAATTCGTTCAATTCTTCTTGAAATATATTTGCATCTATAATAGCATCTATAAAAGCAGTTTTAATTCTTGTTATTTTATTATTAATATCTTCTTTCATAGTTAAATATTTTTTAATTTCATTTTCTACATCTTTATTTAGAGTTGGCTTAAAAGAGTTATCAATTATCAAGAAAAAATCTAACATATCATTTAAAAATTCCATAAGTTCTTTTTCTATTTTCTTTTCATTAATTCTAGTTTTGCAACAATTACATTTGTAATATAAATGTTTTTCTTTATTTTTGCTTGTACTAGAAGTGCCACCCATAACTTTATTGCATTTGGGACATATAATTTTTTGCATAAATATATATGTTGCTTTTCTTTTAAAGTTTTTCAAATTTTTTTCTTTTCTTTTTTGTACCATATCAAAAGTTGTCTTATCTATAATTGCTGGTACAACATTTTTAAATATTTGTATTTCGTTGTTTGTTCTTTTTCCATATTCGCTATTACCAATATATAATTGATTTGAAAGTATTTTATCAACAGTAGTTGTAGGCCATCTTCTATTTAAAACATTTTCTTCTTTAAATAATTTACAAATAGAGCAAACTGACATACCATCTAAATATAATTTAAATATTCTTCTAACAACATCTGCTTGTACCTCATCAATAAATATTTTTTTACTACCATTTTTTTTGACATAGCCAAGTGGTGGTCGTCCTGAAATATGACCTTGTTTAATAGCACCTACTAAACCGACTTTTGTTCTTTCGCTAGTTCTTTCAATTTCAAGTTGTGCTAAAATCGTTATCATTCTCACAAAAAACTTTCCATTAGCACTTGATGTATTAATTTCTTCACTAATGCTTTCTAAGCCACAATTATATTTATCAAGAAATTTACATATGTTTTCTAAGTCTTGAATAGATCGAGTTAATCTATCTAGTTTAAAAATAATAATCTTGTTGATTTTTCCTTGTTTAACATCTTCAATCATTTCTTGAAACTTTGGTCTATTGGTGTTTTTAGCAGAAACTCCTTCTTCGCGATATACTTTGAATATTTCGTAGTTCTTAAACTCACATAACTGTTTCATTCTACATTCTTGTTCGTCTAAACTATGTCCAAATCTTGATTGATCTTCAGTTGAAACACGAGGATAAAGTCCTACGATTACTTTTTTGTTTTCATTCATTTATTATCATCCCCTTTACAAAAAAACACAAAAGAATGAATTTCCTTTGTGTTTATTTAGAATAAAAACTTATATTGCCTTAAATGCAATACCTAGAATTATAACCTAGGATACTATAGTATCATACTTTGTTTGTAAAAGTCATTACAATATCGTGTCAAATTCGTGTTATTTTATGTTAAATTTAGTCGATTTTATGTAATTTCTGTTTTTTTACTTAATTTGCTTGTTCATAGTATTAATTATTTGAATGAATTTTGATAGTGTAATAACAGCATTATCGTTTGGTATGTATATTTTATTTGTGTCATCATAAAGTAGAGCAACTAAAGTATTATAACTATTACTTATAATAATCTTATGTGGTTCACGAATACTTAAATTAGTTTTGTTAAATTTAATTATATGACCATTTACAAATCTAATACTTAAATTTCTAAAACTGGTTTTAATTTTTATTTTATCTATTACTTCACAAGGAAAAGTTAAAGTTTCTATGGTCGTTTTCATAACAATTTATCCCTCCTTTACAATGAAAAAAGCCCATAATATCAAATACTATGAACTTATTTATGTATTTATAGAATTCTATATACTTGCCAAGCTAGAGACGGGAAAAGTATAAAAAAACTCACACACTAGTATTTAAGTGTGCGAGTATTAACCTCAATGGAGCAGGTGATGAGAAAATAAAGATATAGATTATTTAATTATATTTTATAATATTACCTTATATTTTATAATAAAATGGAGTTAAAATAGATATTTAATAATATTGTTTTATATTTTTTTAAGATGTAAATAAGATGTAAAAATTCATCTATTTTCCTATTAATTCATTATATTTCTTTTGAGTACCACTTAACCAATATTTATTTAATCCTGTTGGATCATTAGCAGCACCTATTGGACAATATTTAGGCTGAATTTTTTCTAAAGTATCTAATCCTATATCAAAGTAATTATACTTTAAATTATTTAGGTAAGCTTCTATTCCATCATCTAGTGAATCATATGATCTTAAACCACTATTGCACATCATACCACCAACATTATTAAGTTCTATAAAAGCATAAGATGTATAGTTTCCAGTTTCATGCTTAGAAATAGCAATTGATATTAGTATTTGCTCCTCACTTAAACCTATTTCTTTTCCTTTATCTGATATTTTACAAGAAACACTATCAAATTGACATACATCTTCTTTTTCTTCAACTGGTGATATATATGTAGGTATAGAAGAGAATTTTATATCATTCAAAGATATTTGTATTTCTTTTCCATTTTTCTCGAACATGTTATAAATGTCTAATCCTAAATTAATGATTAATAAATAAATTATTGCTACTTTCATTATTCTAGGTAATTTATTAAATAGTTTTTCAATCAATCTATTAAATGCTTTCAATCCAAAATAAATTGCAGAAAATATTCCGACTATTAAATAGATCATATTCTTCAAAATATTCTTAAATAATTTTGACATTTTTCTTTTTAATTTGTTTTTTCTGGAATATCTAGTAACCCTATTTTCCATATTATTGAGCCACCTTTCCAAAATCAATAACATATTCACCATCATAAATAGGAACATATTTATCACTTGAATTTTTATAAATTGCTATAACCAATTTTACCCCTTTAATTATCTTTTTTATTTGACATTTGTAACGAACTATTATATAATTTTAGTAGGAAAAGGATTTTACTCCTTTCCTACAATAACTATATTTTTATATTTAATAAAGATATAGCCTTGATTTGCTAATTCGTAACACTCAGCTAAAGTTAAATTACGAATTGGCTTTTTCTTTATATTGTTCATTACTTCTCCTTTCTGTAAGATTCTTTCTTTATCTTACATATTAATTATATCACATTTAGTACTATATGTCAATACTTTTTCTTGATTTTTAGTACTAAATGTAGTAAAATAATATTAGGAGGGATAAAATGAGTGATTTTAATCAAAAAGAATACATCAAAGATTGGAAAAAAGAAAATTATAAACAATTCAAAGTAGAGTTAAAAAAAGAAGAAAAGGAAAATCTTGATAAAGAACTCAAAAAGCACAATTTATCTGGATCTGATTTTGTTAGAATAGCATTCGATTATCTAAAAAGAGGAAAATTAAAAAAAGAGGAAAAAGACCATTAGTCCAATTCCTCTTTTATTTTATTCTATAATAATCTGAAATTTTGTAGCAGTTGCTCCATATACACCAGCATAACCATCTTGTCCATTTTTCTTTTCATTATCATATTGATAAGGGTAATCATTTACTTTATATTTAGCTTTTTTGTATGGTCTTATATTATTAGGAGTATAGTAGTAACATTCTACACAGTCAATAATATTAACTATATCACCAGCAAAACCATTGTTAAAGTCATTAATATCATAACCAGTAACAAATGGCAACCAGCCTTTTCCTTTAAGATGTACTCTGTATCTAATAGATCCTTTATCTACCTTAATGGCAAGCCCAGTAATAGGACTGTTTTCATAACCTGCATAATCATCTAAATTCTTAACTTCTGGTAACCATTGATGTTTTTGAGTTCTTACTTTATAGTAACAATTAACGACATTGGTTGATATTTGTGGATTATCTTCTAGTTTAGCCTTTATCATGTTAATAAATCTATTCCAACCCATATCTAATGTTCTATGAGGACAATATTTACCACAATAATCTTGATGTTTAGTTACTCTATCAATTCTCCAGTTATATTTTTTTAGTAAATAAACTATTAAATCGACAGCATTTTGTTCTGCTTTGATAAATTTATCTCCACCAGATTTTGAATAGCAAATTTCTATTGCTATACCCTCTCTATTTCCTTTGCCATTTCCATCCGAACTGTGCCAACCATTTCTATCAAGCGGTAGTCCCTGCACTATTTCTTTATCATCTACTGCATAATGAAATGATGTTTCATAGTTATTATTTGTCATGTATGCTATCTCATTTCTTGCAGTAGCATCATTAGCAGTATTATGAACTACTATTCTAGTTGGAATCATTTCATAAGGACATTTTATACCATATTTACTTTCTGGTACTATTTGTTTTATTATATTTACCATATTATCTACTCTCCTTTTACTATTTTTTCTAAATTATGAAATACATCATATGTTCCACCTGCTATTATTCCACTCAAAGCAATAGCAACTTTAAAATCTTTAGTAACAACCCATTCTATAATCGCTACTATTAACCCTATCAAAATATTTTGAATAGGGATAATTCTATTATTTACCCAAGTTGACCTTTTAGAAATATATCCTAAAAGCCATGTAACTAAAATTGTTACCAAACTTATTAATGTACTTAATTCCATCTAAATCACCTCCTACTTCATTCCTAATTTTACAAATATAAATGCTATAACACCACCCACTAAAGCCGACACTACAAATCCCCAAATAGAATCTAGTTTTTTACTGGGCTTAGCTTCGATTGCTAATACTCGATTGTCTATATTTGTCATATCTTCTCGCATTGCTTTCATCTCTGTAGCTATTGCCTGAACAGATAAAGCAAGATTATGAATATCATCAACTTTCAATTCCAACTTGTCTAATCTTTTTGTATTAGATTTACTTCTCTGCTCTGTCTCTACTAATCTTTCTAATTCTTCTTTTTCCATATTATTCCTTTCTAAACTGCTTCTACTGTCAAATTAGTACCATCATATCTTATATAATGTTCGGGATTAGCAGTTCCATATTGAACTATTAATTGTATGTAATCACCTTTTTCAACATCTAAAATACATGGACTAATACTTGTAGAACTCCAAGCACCTATTCTTCCAACCATACTTGTAAAATCAGTTTTTACGCCATTTTTAAAAATCTTAAACCAAAGCCAATCTGTTGTTGCATTCTTGGCAAAAGCATTCATATTTATTTTTATTCTTGAAATATCATCACCAATTTTTATAGAATGATTAGAACTATCAAATTCAAGTTTTAAACCTTTTTTAGAATATTTATTAAAGGCAACTATTGTTTCATCTGAATTTTTAATACTTTGATCCGCAGACAATGTTAATGTAATAATATTTTTTTCCATATTATCTGCACCTAATATTAAATTATTATCTAAATTAACTATTGTTTTATTTTGCATTATTTTTGTATTTAATCTATTTTTTCTACTTCTTACAAACGACTTGATTTAGTCTGTTGTCTTTGTATATCTTAAACAAACATAACAAATTCTTGCTCCAAGTGTACTTGGAGATCTAAATCTAATTTCACCACTATTTTTGTTAGCCCAAACTCTACACCAATCCGAAGTTGAATAATACCAATTAATTGGTAATGTTTCTGAATCGCCCATTATATATGAAGCACTTTCATCTATCCATATATTATCAACATTAGAAATATTGTAAGAAACAAATTTATTGCTATTGTCACCAATTTCAAATTGAACTACTTTTTGATAAATAGGTTTCTCATTTATCCACTTACCAATTTTTTGTTCTTCGTTAGAATATACAGTTCCCTTATCTAAATAATCTTTTAATGATTGATTATTGTGGCAAATATTGTCACTTCTTAATATTTTATTATTTTCTAAATCTATTTTTTGCTTATTCATATAAATAGCATTATTTATTATGCTATTCTTCTCCAACGATAAACAACTATTGATGGTGGAATATTATTATGAGACTGCCCACTACCTATACTAGTAGTATTACCAATCCATTTGGTACTTTCTGTATCAGAAGAAGTTGAACTCCATGTAGGATCTATCGTAAATCTTCCCGACGAACCTGAACCACTAGTAAAAGCATTTAAATTATGGGTATGTGTTGGCATTTCATCAACAGTTAATGTATGTTCTTTTTCTCCAACCATTTTACCTATAGTATTGAAATCAGTATCATTTGGATCTATACATACAGTTACTCTACCTTTACCATAAAGTTCCCAAGTTCCAATATAGCCATCATCACCTGGATTATTAGGATTAGAACTTTCTAAAAAGTCACCAATTCGATAATATGGTCTAGGATAGACAGCATTCCCATCTTTATCATATAATTGAACTGCACTATTCATAATAGCCACCTATCGTTGAATAGAAAGAAGTAGAAGTATTTTCTAAATTAAATACTTCCCTCCTTTCTTTTGGAAGAATTGCTAAATAATGCAACCCCCCCCCTCGTAAACTTGTTGTTAATTTTTTTCATTTTATATCATCCTTTCTTTTTTTTAATTTGAAGAATTACTATCTGTTACAATAGTATAGGTTAATGTTTTATCTAGTTTAGTATTAATTGATTGCAAAGTTTCATTTATTGATGTTAAAGATTCAGATATTTCATTAAAATTCGCTATGATTTTATCTTGAAAGCCATTAAACCATTCTGACTCAAATGGTGTAGAAGTATCTGGCAAATCATTAAATTCTTTTTTTACTATCGCTTCCATTTATCTTTACCTCCAATTCTTTTATCTTTGATTCTAATTTTTCAATAATAAGTTGTTGCTCTTTAATAGCCTGTAAGCATAATGCTGTCATTGAATAATTGTCAACACCTATTTCTTTTCCATCATTATCTACTGAAGTAATTAAATGTGAGTAATTATACTTATCACCAATAACAAATCCTAAATGCTTTTTATGATCATCAGATTCTGATTTTAAATTATATTGATAAATATCAGTTGCCATTATTTCTTCAATTGCACTTGTGAACTTTTCAAAGTTTTTCTTACTACTTTCTAAAGATGTTTGGTTTAGTAAAACACAATCTATGGTACCATTCTGATATAAACTTGTTTTTAATGATATACTATTTTCATCAACTGAATATATTTGAAAAGCTCCTGTTTTTGCCGCATCAAATTGCAATGAAACAAAATCAGCAGTATCATTACAAGAAGAAAAGAAGCGATAATTACTATTATTTTGATTTGCAAAATAAAAATCACCAGTTGTCTTTAAACTGTTAAATATTGCACCTTCTGTTCCTATACGAGAAATAATTTGACCATTTTCATCTTGTATATTCAAAAGTTTATCTATATATTTGCTATTAAATTCTATAGTATATTCATTATTAGAGTTTTTAACTAAATTATTTATTAATATATAATCACGAGATGTTACTTTACCATCCTTATCATAATCTAAATATTCTATTTCTTCATCAGTCAATGTAATATTTCCCATCAAATAATTTCTTATTTTTGTAACATCATCTTCTGTAAAAGGAATTACATTTTTTTTATGGATTCCATACAGTTTATTTTCATCTATTACGAATCCCCCGATTTCTCCACTCTTTGATGCTATATTTCCTTCTTTTGTAACTGAAAAATTAGGACTTTCTATTTCAATCTGATCAGATAATAAGTTAAACTTTTTATTTTTTAGATTTAATCTATCACTTTCTATTTGAATTAACGAACCATCTTCATTTTTTTCTGTACTCATATTTATTTGTGCAATAATTTGATTTTTGTCTGTTTTCTTTTCCAATTTTAAATCTATATTTTCATTATTAACATTAATTAAAGCATTCATTTCTACTCTTCTGATAAATATATCAGTATAATCATTTTTTTTGGCATAAGTTATAGTATAAATCAGATTAGAAAAAGATTCCATATAGATTTTATTGTAGCCTTCATTTAATTCAATATTTACTAATAATAACTTTTCTATAACTTCATTATCTAAAGTATATAAAGATAAATCATTATTAACTCCAATTCTTCTAATTATATAAGAGCCTGTATCATCAGTCACAAATTCATCATAAACACCATTTAATGTATTTAATTTTCCTATATTTGTCTGAATTTTTTTCTTATTACCATTTATATCTTCTACCACTAAATTAGAACTTTTAAAAAATGTATTACTTCCCAAAAAAGTTTGATTTGATAAAAAGAACAATGATAAATCACCCTTTATAGAAAAAGAAATGATACTTCCTTTAGCAGCATCAGTAATCTCGATATAATTATTAGCAGTTAAAGTTCTAGTGACATCAACTAATTTATTTACTGACAAAGTCAAATTATCATATCCTTCAATTAATGAAGTATCTATTTTTCCAGAAGTAATAAAGTTAGCATTAAATCCACCATCAATAGTCCAAGCAGTTGCAAATGTACCATTGATACCAGTATTGCTGAAACCGATACCACCATTATTCATTAAAATAACATTTTTTGCTTTTTCTTTTGGTAATTTATCTACAATTAATATTTTATCGCCCTCATAAATTACAAAGGATTTTCCTAAAGTACCCCATATTTTATTAGTGGCATCTATAAGTTCTTTTTCTAAAAATGATTTTGTTTCGTTTGAATTAACTTTGGAAATTTCATTGGCGATAGTATTCATATTTTTTAATAAGTCTTTTAATTTGTTTCTGAAATTACCAAATTCGATATTTTTGTATTTCTTACTAATTACATCCCACTTTACCGAAATGACATTTGTTGTCATTTTTATATTTAATTTAGGATGGTCAACATAGATTATATCTCCTACATCAGTTATATTGTCCAAGTTAGCAGATAAATTATAATTTACCTTCGGATACTTATTTTCTTCTAAATAACTTTTGGCTTTTAATCTTAAATTTGCAATCAATCTTTCTGTAAAATCTTCATCAGATTCATTTTTTTCTTGTTCTAGATCTTGATCTATTTTTACAATTTTTGAAAAAGGAATATCATACAATTTATCTTTAACTTCTAAATATTTTTCTGGAAGTAATAGACCATTTTTACCAACTGGCATAATTTTTGTGACAACATTGTCCCATACTTCTTCTGCCTTTATACTAGTAATATTTTTTCTGTATTTTACAACCACTCCTCTGTCAACACCAATATTTTGTTTTATACTTATATTGAAATTATCTCTTACTAAATGACCTCCCCATCGATCAATCAATGTAGTAATTGCTTCACTTAATAGTTTCCTAACACATCTATAAGAATTAGTACTAGTAACATCTGAATTAGTTGTAAATGGTGTTTCAACATCACAATTTTTGTTAAGATAATTTAGTGCATAATTACAATCTTTATCGACTATATATTTATCGTCGATCATGTAATTATCAGTATCAAAATAAACATGATTAGCCTTAACTTTTATTCTTGTATTAGTTTTTTCAATTTTTACTATTCTAAAAGATTGATTTCCCTCTGGAAAAGGTGTAGGACAATTGATTATCATACTTGCTTGATAATAATCAACTTTTTCAATAGAATCTTCTACTTCAATATAATAATCACCATTGTCCTCCTTAAAAACAATCGCAGATAAAGGATGTAATATTTTAATTCCATTATTATTAAATAATTTTTCACTAGAATCATATACCCTTATCATTATAACCACCTACTTTTTGGATCAATTATTATTCTTGTTAATGTTCCAGTCCAAGTAATTGTATTTTCACCACTTTTTAAAAGTGGAAATTCGCCTAACATTTGTCTATTTTTTAATACACCATTTAAATAAGCATCTTCCTTTTCACTATCGATAACTACTTGTCCATCTGTATCAAAAGTATATTTAAAAATTTCTACTGTATTTAAATAAAAATGTAATTCACCACTACCGTATAAAGTAATAATAGGTTTGGATACCTCCAAGCCTACATTTGTAACTTTTATTTCACTTTGATTAGCTATAGTTACATCTACTTTAGATTCATTTATTTTATATTTATATGGTTGAACTATAAAATTAACATCAGCCTTTCTAAATCTTATCAATCTATTAAAATCAATAGAATCAACTATTTTTGCTTTATAGTATTTATCAGATTCATTACTAAATGTTACATTTCCTTCGCCATTAAAATATTCAATAATTTTATCTATATCAAAATTTCGTGTTAAACCTATATTTAGTTTTTTAGAATATGATTCATATCCCAAATCTTCTAATAAAGAACCATCAACACCATCGATAATTGTTTCTTTTATTCTCATTTTAGGCTTAGTAATAGGTGGTAATTCACTAATTAATAATCCAGATATAGTATTACTACTAATACCTTTAAAAATTATACTATTACTCATGAATATACCACCTCTTCCACAGCATTTGTAACAAATGTTCCCATTTCTTTTTCATCCATTATAACTTTGACATCTTTTAAAGCAGTTTTAAAAGCAACTACCATATTATCAAATGAACTTGAACTTGCAACATTTTGATAACTATTGCTACCAATTTTTGAATTTATTGTTGTATCAAATTCTGTAGGAATTGCATTAGCCATTTCTTGTGTTACATCATCCATTGTGTCACTAAATCCCTCGCCAATTCCAAGTGCTAGATTTGTTCCTATTTCATCTCTAAACAATCTAGATGGTGAATTAATACCAAATAATTTTTTTATAAAACCAGTAACATTTCCAACCCAACCTTTAATTTTATTTTTGATCCAATCAAGATTATTAGTAAGACCAGCCCATAAGCCTTGTACTAGATTTTTTCCAGATTCAGCCATCATAACAAAACCATTTTTCAATCCTTGTACTATTGATGAAAGTAGTTTTGGAACACTACTTATCAACTGAGGAATTGCTTTTATAAGTCCTCTTGCTAAAGCTCCTATTAATAATCCTGCTGTTGTTATAATTTTTTCCATCATTTGAGGATTAGTTAGTGTAACAACTAATTTATCAATTATTTCTGGTATTCTTTCAACTAATTTAGGTAAAGCATCAATTAATCCTTGTGCCAAAGATATAATTAATATAAGTGCAGCATCAACAAGCATATCGATGTTATTAATTAAAGTATCAACTATTAAAAGCACCGCATCAACAAGTGCGGGTATCAAAGTTGGTAAACTTTCAGATATACCCTGTACTAATGCTAATATTATTTGAACACCAGAATTAATAATAATCGGTAAACTTTCGATGATATATTGTAAAATATTTCCAACCAAATCACTTATTACAGGCATTAATGCAGGAATATTTTCTGTAATTCCATAAACCAACGACATTATTATTTCTGATGCAGCATCTAATAAATATGGCAAATGCTCCATTAATTTATCTACAATATTTGGAATAACATCAGCAAAACTTGATACTATATTTTGAATTACTGGTAAAACATTCCCAAATACGCCCAAATTAGTCTCTGTTCCATCACCAAATATCGTGGTCATAAGATTTTCAATTAGCGAACCCATGTTTTTACCACCATTTGCAAGATCTGTTAAAAGATTTTGCCAAGCACTTTTCATCGATTTTACTGATCCTTCTATAGTGGTTCCTGCTTCTTTTGCAGTTGTTCCTGTTATTCCCATTTCCTCTTGCATTACATGTATTGCTTGTGTTATGTCAGCAAAACTTGAAATATCATATTTTATACCACTTATTTTTTCAGCATCTGCTAACAACCTTTCCATTTCTGATTTTGTTCCACCATAACCTAATTTCAAGTTATCTAACATTGTATAGTTTTGTTTTGCGAACCCTTGATAAGCATTTTGTATCATAGACATATCTGTCCCCATTTTATTGGCATTATCAGACATATCAGTAATTGCCATATCTGCAACCTCCGCACTTTTGGCAGTATCATTATTTAAACTCTGTAATAAACTCGCCGAAAACGATGTTACTGTCTCCATGTAATCATTTGCGGATAAACCAGCATTTTTATATGCATTATTGGCATAGTCCTCAACAATATTTGCACTATCTTTAAATAGTGTCTCTACACCACCTACTAACTGTTCATAATTAGCATAACTATCTAATGCTTGTTTACCAACATCTAAAAAAGCTTTTCCAATTTCTAATGTTGCACTACCAATTTTTTTTAGTCCTCCAACAATTACATCACCCAAAACATTTGCTTTAAGTACATCGCTAAATTTTAATGCTCCATCTCCTGCATCTTCAAAACCTTTTTTCATTTCTTTGAGTTCTTTATTGCTTTTATCGGTGGCATCTTCCATTTGCTTTAATTGATTTTCTGCATTATTTAGTTGTGTTTTAAATAGTCTAACTGTTTCATTATTGCTACCATATTCTTTTTCCATTTTGCTAAGAGCTTCTTTTAACTCTTTGACTTTATCTTTTTGTGATTGTAATGTATTCTTCATAGAATCATAAGAAGTTTTTGCTTGCTTTATATTTTTGTCTCCATTTGAAAATTCAGTGTTTGTTAGTTTTAACTCACTTGAGACTAATTTTAAATTGCTAGTAATATCTCTTAAAGCCTTTTTGTATTCATCTTCACCATTAAGTTTGACTGTTCCTCCAAAAGAACTTCCTTTTGCCATTTGTTTTTACCTCCCTTCTAATCAGGTAAAAATTCACCATCATGACTGTTTATTTCTTCCAATTCACGATAAGTTGTTTTACTTAATTTAAAATCGTAATGATTTTTATATTGTTTGTATAATTTAAAAAATTTATAAAATGTCATTCTACCTATTTCTTTATCAGAGTAAAGTAGTAAGGTATGACCTACAAAATAAAACCACGAGAAATCTATCTCATCATCATAGTTCTCGTGGATTACATGTTTTTTTGAGTTTCACCAGTATTAGTTGAATTCTTAGCAGTTTCCATAACTTTTTTTAGTATTTCATCAAAACCAATTTCTGAAATTATTCTTCCTACTTGCTTTGAATTAAGTAATGGAGTATTGTTTCCTTCTATTTCATTTTCAATTTCAATTCCTTCATTAATCATGATCATAAGACCATTTTTCAAATCTTTTATATTTGGCTCTGATTTGTTGCTAGACACTTTTTCTCCCCAGGCAGATATAGAACCATATTGATCTTGTATTTCTTCCATAACATTCAAATTAAAACACAATGGATAAGTTCTATTTTCAGTTACGAAGTGAACCATTTTATCTTTCATTTTATATTCCTCCTAAAAAAATAAAGGCAGAAAATTGATATTAATCTTCTGCCTTATTTTGATTTTCTTTTTTGTTATTATCGATTACTTTAACATAATCTTTTATTTCTTTATATCTATCCTTAGATACAGTTAATTCTTTATCAACTTTATACAATTCTTTAGTATCTTTATCTTTAAACATACTAATTACTTTTACATGAATCATTTTTCCCTCCTATGCTGATGGTGATAATAAACCATCTAAATAAGTAGTTGCAGCAGAAAGTGTATCAAATGTTTGATGTTTTTCCCAGTCTCCTTCTTTTAAACCATTAAAGGCTTTCTCAAGTCTCATTACTTTTCCCTCAAGTGAAGAAGTATTAAATTCAATACTTTGACCTTTTGTTTTATTATCACTAGTTATTTTTGTAAATCTTACTCTAGGAAAAAATTCAACTTTATATTTCTTTGAGCCATTATACATTTTAGGAACTATGTGACCATAACTTAATTCTGGTGCAATATCATTTTCATTTGATGTTACTTCACCTTCAGTAGTTATAGTTTGACCAAATATTGTTGCAACGAATTTATCTTCATCATCTGCTATAGTAATGTTTAATGCTCCATCAATAAATGAATCATCATGTTCTGCTAAACCATCATTTGCATATAATTCTGCATTCGCATAATTTGGACTAAATTTTTCGTCTATCACTTTTTCAAATACAGGTACACTATTACCAGTTAATGCTTTAAGTTTACCTGCTTCCTTATCATGTAAATTATATTTTGCTATCTTAAAACCGACTCTAGCCATTTTCTATCATCCTCTCTTTCTCAAATGAACAGGTTTTATGATATAGTCCAGTATCATCATCTAACATCTCTGAACTATCACCACTCCAAACCCAGTCGTTTTCTTTCATCATTTGTTTTATTTTTTTTAGAATATTTAAATAATTTTTATCGCTATATATATCTATATCTAAGGGACATACACTACATAAATCATCATCATTAGCACAAAGTTCAGGAGTTTCATCTAGCAATTTCCAAGTTATAAAAGTTTTTTTGTTTCCTTTATACTTTAAATGTTCTACAGGTATTTTTACTTTATCAACAATTATTTCATTACCTAAAATTGATTTTACTTCTTCATTCATTAGTTATCACCTATATATTTCTCTTGAACTTTTGTCATTGCCATTTCAATTTCTTTCTTTTTAAAAGACTTTCTCAAGAAGGGCTTTTTTTCTTCAGTTGGAGTTCCATATTCACGAGCCATCGCCTTTAATGGAATAGGTTTTCCTTTTGGATACTTTTTTGTTTTTATACCATCATATCCATAAAAGCCAACATGTGTATTTATTCCACCATCTTTTGATGTCTTATATACTCGTGTTATTTTCAAACCTTTTTCTAAAGATTTTGTTGTCTTAAAAGATTTTTTCATATTGCTAACAATATTCTTATAAGCAACATTAGCACCTTCTTGTGTCATTTCACCAATCATTTTTTCCGCATTATCCTCTAAACTTTTAAATTGTTTAATAAGATTATTCGGTAATTCTTCATTAAAAATTGCCATTACTTGTTCACAACTTTTGCCTGAATTTCCAATTCGATATTTTCTTCATCTACATTATTCAAATACTCTATTGAATACTTTTTATTGTTGTATATGATATTCATATCTCTTGTTATTTCAACTTTTGGATATCTAATCGTAAAATTGGTATAGGCTTTCTCAAAATCAGTATTATTTGAAATAAGTTTATAACCTTTTGTAGTTTTAACCTTAGCAAAAGGCTCCAAAACAATTACTTCTTCGGGTATTTTGAATCCTGCATTGTCTTCTGAATCTTTTATACTAATGATTTTGATTTTTTTATTATATTCTCCTGGATTTTTAACAATTGAACTCATAAAAGATTTCTCCTATGCATATTTAGAATTGTTTCTACAACTCTATTTACATTCTTACTATCAACATACATAGTTCTATTATCGTACATATCTTGACAAAGAATATATACAACGATAATAAAATCTGCATAATCATCCAATGATTCACTATTTGTTTCTTTAGTTTCTATAGGTATTCCTGTATAATTAGATATAAAGTCTTTAGCAATATATAAATATGTATTTAATTCTTCTTGTAATAACCCATCATTAGTTACATCAATTCTGATATAGTTTGCAATATCTTGATAAGTTATATCACTAACTTTTTTCACATTTTTCCCTCCTTTATGAGGTTATTTTTTGTTTTTCTTATTATCAGTTGATGTATCATCCATTTTTTCATCTTCTGATAACTTTTTTTCTGCTTCTTCATCTGATACTAGTGTATCATCTGTTTTTTCACTTTCTTTGTTAATAGTAGATAATTCTTCTATTTGCTCTTTTAGCATTTTATTTTCTTCAGTTAACTCATTTATAAGTGAATTAGCAGATTCCAACTCATCTCTTAATTTTTTTTCATCAGTTGGTGTATATTTTTTTATTAGTTTAGCCTTCATTAAGTCTTTGGCTAGGGCTTCATTAGGAATATCCCTAATTTCACCCTTTGCCATAGAAATAATTCCACTAAAACTTTCAATAGCTTCATATTTCATTATTAAGACCTCCTAAATTAAGATGCTGCTGCTGTAACGACAGCAATTTTTTGCTTATCTTCTACTTTAGCATCTATTTCACCCCAAGCAACTATACCAATTGCATGTTGTGCTGCAAATAACTGATCTAGGATTTGAATTTCTGTTTTTTCACTTTCTTTTACTGCTAGTCCACTAAAATCACCATAGAAAATAACATTAGCAGATGCTGTACCTAATTTAGAAACATTATCAGAAACATAAACATCTTTTCCTAAAAGAGTATATCCATATTTAGATGAAAGATCTCTATTTAGTAAATAGTTATTATTACTATCTTTTAATTTTTTAATAGCAGTTCTTGTTGCTCTATTCATAACCCAAATAGAATCTGCTTGATAAGAATCAATTACTAAATCTTGAGTTTCAATTAACTCATCAGCAGTAATAGCAGATTTGCTTGCTAAAACCTTTTTCATATTAGTAGAGTCATAAGATCCTACAACACCGCTTACTTTAGATGTAGTTCCATTTAATAACTCACCTTCAATAAACTTAGCAATTTTCTTTGCCATTTTATTAATTACCCAATTTGTTAATTTGAAGTTACTATTTTTTAATAATGATCTACTGATCTTTGTTAATGCTCCATATAAGAATCCTGCTAACTCAATAGTACCAAACTTATTACTATGTGATGTTAAATCAGTAAACTCTGTAGCATAACCAACAGTAACACTATCAGTAGAAGTATCTTCTGTAGGTATACTTACTGTGCCTGGAATATCATAATGAGTAGCAAGTCTATAGACAGGTGAAATTTCTTCTACTTTTTCAATTATTTTATCAACAATTGTTTTAGGAATAACAGCACCATTATCAGTTTTAGTTAGATTACTTGCATCTGCTCTATTTGTTTTTAGAGTTTGACTTCTAATATACTCTGCAAAAGCATTATAATCATTTCTTTCTTCTACTGAAGTATACATTCTTTTTTCAGCAGCAGTTAATTCAGATTCATCCTCTGTCTTTTCTGACTTTTCTTCCATCTTTTCAATTTTATTTTCCCTTTCTAGAGTTGCATCTATTGAATTAATTTCTTTTTCAATTTCATCAAATCTTGCAACTTCTTCTTCTGACATTACGCGATTTTCTTTTTTTGAATTATTTAAAATATCTGTCATTTCTTGTCTTAAATCATTTCTTTTTTCTTCTAAACCTTTTTTATTCATGTTTTATCTCCTCCTTCTTTTTTTCTTAACACAAATGTTTAGATTTTTTTTAATCTTCTTAATCTATCTTCATAAGAAGAATAATCAAAGGCTCTATTGCCTTTTTCTTCTACAGCTGAATTTTCAGGTATTGTCTTTTTTTCATCAGCACCTTCTTTTAATTTCTCAAGAATGATATCTGCAATCATTTCTGCAACCAATTTTATTTTCTTTTCTTCCTTTTCAATGTTGATTAATTCATGTTCTTTGGTAATTTCATCCCAGTTGTTATCTTCTTTTTTATCAACAGCCTTATGTTTTTTTCTTGCTTCTTCTTCAATTTCCGCAATAGTAGATGCTCTATATTCAACGACCTTTTCATTTTCACTTCTTGCTTCTATGCTTGTACCATAATAAGCAGGAGACTTTGTATCATCTAATATAGATACTTCTAACAAATCTAAACTAGTAACTGTTCTTGTTTCACTATTACCATCTTTGCCTAACTCATCAGAATTAGCATAAAAGCCAAAACTCCAACCAACTAATTTATTGTTTTTAGCCTTTTCTATTACATCTTTATCGGTAATAGTTACTTCTGCTCTAAGACCTATGTTATCTTCTTCGAGAATTGCAGTTCCATCTTTTGTTGTAGCCAATTCTCTATTTTCATCATGATTTAAAAGTACTTTTACATCATCGTTTCTCTGCAATGCACTTTTAAATACTCCAGATCTGATTCTTTCAATGAAAGTTCTTACCTTTCCATGTAAAGATTCTTTAATAGGCTTTGAGTATCTTTCAACAGCATTAACATATCCAGTAATGACAACAGAATCTTCTCTAATCTCTATGTGCATTTATATCACCTCCTTCACCATCTATATTTGAATTAACTTTTCTATCAGTATCGGGTGAATTATCAATATTTATATTTTTATCAACAGTTCCAGATTCGCCCATTTTAATTAACTTGTTCGTATTAGGAACATAAATCTCACCAGTTTCTGGATTTAATAAAACATCACCAAGTCCTAAATTAACCATATCTAATCCTGGTAAAGCATCATCATCTTCCATGTAACGAATCTCATTTCTTGTTTTAAATCCTGTTTCTATAGCGATTTTATAAGCCTCAAATCTTTCTTTCATTAATCCTTTTAACAATTCATTGAAATCAGGAGCAAAATAAAAAGATTCTTTCTCTTTTTCGAGTAAAAAATCTCTATTTAAGGCAGTGGTAAATGCAGTAGCAATCGGCATTATAGCACTCTTTATAAAATTGTTATAATCACTAGATATGTGAAATATATCTTTTATTTCGCTGATAAAAGTTATATTTTTTTCATTTAATTCATTTTCTTTAGAAGTATTACTTGCTTCATCAAACTCTAATCCATCGTTTAATACAACTGTATTAGCATTTCCTAAATAATAATCTTCCCAAGCCTTTTTTAATGCCTTTAATGATTTCTCATCGAGATGTTTTGGAGATTTTAGAAAACCTTTACGAGAGCCGCCAGTAAGAATCAAATCATATTCATACAATAATCTTTGACGAGCAGTTTTTATTGCTGTAGATATTTCATTAACCAAACCTCTTCCACTAGCACCATCTTTGGTATTTCTCAAAAGTTTGATAAAGTTATAATCATCATATTCCTCGCCTTTTATTAATATCTTGTAAGACTTATATATTGGATCATAATTTTTATTAATTGTAACTTCTTTATCTTCTACATAAAACAAACCAGAAAATTGATTCTTTATTTTTTTAATGTATGCATAGCCACCCTTACCTAATAAGTAATCTTCACACATTGCCCTTTTCATTTGAAATCCATCAAGTTTATCTTTTGTATCATCGTTGATAATACGAACTCTAGGATCATCATAAACTTCTTCTGCTTTGAGTTTGTCTTTATTTTTAACAGTCTTATATAGTTTAAAAGGTATCATTGCAAATGTGTCACAAATCAAATTAACTGAACTACTTATTACTGGAATAGACAATGCAACATCTCTATCAACTATAGTATCTTTTAAAATAACATTCAATAGTGGGTCTTCTAAAGATTCAGCAGTAGCTTCTGTTTCATCTCTTTTATTTTTTGAAAATAAATTAAAAATCTTCATTTACTATCACCTCCTTCCTAGAAAGTTTGCACTATGAATCCATCTTCAAAGATAACATCTTGTTCAAGTAGATAACAAGCATTGATTAATGAGACTACCATATCTACTTTTCCTCTAGATTTTTTCTTTGTTACATATCGATTCATATTTGTATCAAAAGTACATCTTGCATTTTGAAAATTAATTTCAAGCAACTTATTATCTTCATATTGAAACTCTCTATTAGATATTTTTTCAAATAGTAACTTTGTTGGAGAATGCAAAGTATCGGAATGTTGTCGAATCTGTACACAATTTATTCCATCGTATTTACCGCCATCTCCACTTTCCCATTTTTGTGCAGAAGACATTGCATTATATCTATCATAGCCAAGAGCTTTTATCTTAACATTATATTTTTGTTCTATATGAAAAACAAAATCCTCTATAACAGCATAATCAACAGTCTTATTTCCGCATGCAATACATTTTAATGATTCTATAAAATTTCTATAATTTATTTTTTCAAATTGTGTTTTTTCATCAATTCTTCCTTCTGGAATAAATGCAATTGCATCAGCTAGTATTTTTCCATCATCTTCGGCAACCATTCCAACAGAACAATTATCGTTTGACATTGAAAGGTCAACACCTAAATAAACTTCTCTACCAGACCAATCTATATGAGATACTTTGCATTGTAAGACATCATTGATATCAACATAAGATTCAGTTCCCTGACCTTGATAAATAATATTACAATGTTTAGTAAGAAAATTTTCTCTTGAATTTTCTATTGCTATTGCTCTAGCCCTTTTTTTCAATAGATCTTGCCATATTTCAGGAATCTCCAATGCCACAGGGTTTGCTTGCTTAAGAATAATATCATCATCAGTCCAATTTTTTGGATTATCAGGCTCATACAACAATGCAAATATAGTTTCATCTTTTTCAAGTTTATCTAAAACTCTTTTTGAATAAGAAATCTCATCTTCAAGTGGATTATCAGCGGTCGGATATTTAGTTGAAATAATACAACCTAATTTATTTAATATGTTTAATTGTCCAGATCTCATTGCTTCGATTGCATAAGAATTTGGTAATGCTCCAACCTCATCTGCCAAGAAAACATTTGGAAGTTTACCATCCATACGAGAATTTGAATAATTTAAAGGAAAATATTTACTTCCCTTTAAAAGAAATTCTATCGAATCTCTTAAAATCTTAAATCTCGGAGTATCTTTATGAAGATAGAGCATAGGACTTGATTTTAATGTTTCCTCGATTGCATTTTTAACTTCTCTAGATAAAGCACCATCTGGAGCAACAGAATAAAACTTACTAAACTTTGGTTCCATTAAAAAAAGCAAGATAAACAGTGTCGCTATAGTATAGGTCTTAAAGTTTTTTCTTGCTATTTCTAAAATTGCTGTCTCATACTTTCTTTTTTCTGGATTATCTCTTCTAACCACCGCCAGAATAGAAATATAAAAAAGCCACTGATAATTACAAGTACACTCATATAATGGTATACCAGCTTTTAATCCTTTTGGCATTATTAACAATTTTAATATATTTTCTATTTGTTTTACTTTCTCTTCATTAAGATAATATTTCTTATCTTTACCATTTGCAATTTTAATAAACTCTTTACATTGCTTTTTAACATATTTAGGTACATACTTCGAACGAAGACACCATTTAGCATATTTGTATGCTTTATTGTCCATTATCTAATTCCTAATGCCTTTAACAACTCGTCCTCATTCTCTTCTTCACCCTCATCAGTTCTCAATGATTTAATAATTTTAATTAGAATTGCAACTGTCTGATTAGCAGCAGTCGAAGTTTTATTAAATTCACTGATTGCTGGATTCGTATATAAGTTCTTTCTTCCTTTAACATATTCTTTTGTTACCAATGCTCCACTCTCATTTATCTTTTCTTTTAAATCACTAAGAATCTTAAGTTGAACTTGATATCTTTTGAATGTAGTTAAGAATAAAAAGTTTTGCTCTACTCCATGTTGTTCAGCAATCTTCAATATCTCACTTGCTTGCTCATCCAAACTCATTTCCAACACTCCTTTCCAAAAAAACATACGAGAAATTATATTTTGTGTGAACAGAGTGGATAGGTGGGGTCTTTTACCTTTAAAAAGAAATTATACTTCAATGGTAGGGGGGATACCTAAGACTATATCACTTAATATCTCTCTAGGTATAGCTCCTGAATCAGCCATCTTATGGTGATAGTTACATAGAGTGATAAGATTATCATTATCTAATCGTTTGTTATAGTCTTCGTTAATTGGTACGATGTGATGTACCTCTAACTTATTATAGTTATAAACATTAATCGTATTGTACAACTTGTTTATACAAACCTGACATAAGTATTTATCTCTTTCCCTTATCTCTATACTCTTCTTTGTCCATCGTGTACTTCTTCTGAATCTATCCGCTGCATCACTATTATCTTTATTTTTATACTTTCTATAAGGACATATATGATCTTGTGGCACTATACCACAGTGACTACAAGTCTTTAACATGATCATCATCTCCCTAACAACTAAAAAAGACAATAGTTATTTTCTATTGTCCCTTTGGAATACTTCCATGATACCATTGTAACACAAGTTTTGTAAGATTTTGTAAGATTTTGTAAGAACTTTACTTTTTTTTATTTTTTTTAATAAGTTCCTGTTCAAGTTTTGCTATATCACTCTTAATTTGCTTTAATAAATCGTAAGTATATTCTCTTGCAAATGCTATATCTTTTGATATTTCTTTAACTTTAATATGTTGTATAAAGTATTTATAATAAATAATATCTTTAGTCTCTTTACTATCTTTTAATTCTTTTTCTGCATCTAGCATTTGTCTATTATATACTCCTAATAATTCTTTGGCTAATTCTTCTTTTGAATCTAATTCTATTTTTCTAGTTGTTAATTCCATCATCTTATCATTACTTGACTTATTACTATTAACAACCTCTCTCATTTGAGAAGTTGTAGATAACATTGCACTTATAATATCTGCAATTTCATTTTGGATGTTCTGTAATTTTATTTTGGCTTGTTTGTAATTATAATATGTAACAAAATATTTCTTATAATTCATCTTAAGCCTCCATCTTCCTTATTTATTTTTGCTGCCGATCCAAGATAATATTAATATTGTAGTACATATAATTAATGTAATTAATACTCCATTACTCATCTAATATCTAATCCTTTCTAATTTATTTTTCTTTTCCTTCATTGAGGTTTTAGTATATATTGCTGTTGTATTTATATCTTTATGACCTAAAATATCCGCTAATTCATCTAAATCAATTCCATTTTCTTTGCACTGCTTAGCAAAGAGATGTCTCCAAGCATGTGGATGGATTTTTTTAGGATTTATTTTTGCACTTCTTGCTATTTTTTTTAGTCTTCTCCAAATAGTAGAATTATTTAACATCTGATTTTCATTTACAGGACTAATAAAGATATAGCCACTCTTTATTTTATGATCCTTACAATAATGCTTAAGATCTCTCTTTAATTCATTAGTCATTATAAGGACTCTTTCTTTGCCTTTATTATAAGCCCCTTTAATATAATTACTATCTAGATTTTCAACAGTAAAATATTTTAGTTCTTCTATTCTGGCACCTACATGAGCAAATATTTGAATAATATAGTACATATCCATCATATTCATTTTTTTAGCCCATCTAAGCATTCTTTTATGTTCTTGTATTTCAATCTGCTCTTCAAGTACTGATTTCGACTGCTCTTTAAATTGTTTTATCCTATAATCTTTATCTTTATTTTCAGAATCACCATAGCCAAGAAACTTTAAAAACTTATTAATGACAACTATATATTGATTTCTGCTTTTTATTGAATACTTTTCAATTAGACTATGTTTCCAATCTATCATTAGACTCTTACTTAAAGTAAAATCATCATCTACAAAATCAATGAATTTATCAATTGCATTTTCATAACTTACTAGAGTTTTTTGAGCCAATTCTTCTAATTTTAACATTTCTATAAACTCTTTTTTCTTTTCTTTTAGATTTTCTTTAGTCATAATATCAACTAATATATACCCTCCCTTCTCTCTATTTATTTAATGCAAGATATGTATATTATTATATTGCACTATATTTATATCTATTTTTCTTTTATTTTATAAGGCTTTAAGTCTTATTTTTTATGCAAAATAGTTTTTATGATTTTTGGTAGTAATTTTTCTTTATAAAACACATAATGACAATCTGATCCTCTAGTTATAAATTTTACTTTTATATCCTTTCTAAGCAAAAGGAGTGCTAGTTCACTTAGATATTCAATGCATTCTACTTTCTTAAAATATTCAATAGTTTATATGTTATTTTTCCTATTTTTATATAAAAATTTTATATTTATTAAAAAATATCAAATGTTTACTTCGATATTTTCAAATTGCTCTTTTGTTACTATTGATTTAATATTTTTTTCATAAATTGTAGGGCTTTGAAAATAATTACTTCCTACTGCAACATTTACAAATGTTTTCAAAACATCTTCAACATAATAACCATTAACATAATCTCCTACTTCTATTAAATCAATTATGTTATGACTGGCTTTAATTATATCTTCTATATTTGCAAAAGTTCTATTGCTTAAAGGAATACATAATAATTTTCCCATATTGGTTGTATCATAATATCTGTATTGAGATACATAACCATCTTTAGTTCTAACATACATTCCAACTTCTAATTTCATTTATTCCACCTCTTTTAATATGGATATAACACCATCTAATTCAGCAATACAGCATTCCCATTCGTCATCTGACTGTAAACTTTTACACACATTAATTCTTGATTCACAATGGTTATATATTTCATTAAGTATATTTTTTTGTTTTTTATTTTCTTTTTTTAAATGTTCAATGCTTTCTTTTAATTGTTGATTTTCTTTTAATAAATCATTGTAATCAGGAATTTTATTTAATCTGTCAACGGCATTTATCAAGTCGTCAACATTAATACTATTCATAGTACTTATAGGATTATTTTTTTCTACTTTGGGAAGTTTCATAATCTCTTTTAATAATTCTTCTTTACTCATTGCTATCACTTCCTTGTTCTAGTCCTTGCATATAATCTTCTAGTGGACTTGAGTCTAAAATTTTCATTCCAACATCAGCATAAATTATATTTTTTTTTATATATTCTTTTAACTTAATCCAATTATCTTTTAATTTCTCGTTTTCTTGCTGTAATTTTTCATAATCTTCTATTATAGTTTGTAATTCTTTTTGAAACTTATCATCAAGTAATATATTCATATGTCTTAAAGAACCTTGTCTTAACAATGATTTAAAATGTTTTATTTCCTCTTTCATTTATTCCACCTCTTTTAGAATATCAAAAGCATTATTAACTAAATCTTCATTTTCACTATTTTGTTTTTCATCAGGTGTTGAATAATGTTTATAATTGCCTAATAATTCTATTGCTTTATCAATTGCTCCTTTTTGTTTTTTACATTGTCGCTCTGTTTCATTTAACAATTTGGCACATTGATTATAGCCATAAATTAACCAAGTGTAAGTTTCTTCATCTTCTCCCGTTAGTTTAGCCCCTAACTCATCAGCTCTTCTTAAATAGTCTTTAATTTCTTTTTTATCCATTGTTCTTATTTCTCCTTTATAATCGTGATTAATCCAATAATTCCTCCTATACCAACTAAACCCCAGAATATTAATGGTATATATAATATAAACATTTAATCCTCCTTATTTCAACCTTATTATCTAATTTCAAATTCTAGATTTTTTAATGCTGGGCTGGCAAAGCATGTCATTCCAAATATTCTATTTACTTTTAAATATTCACCATTTAAATTTATTGCTTCATATTGACTCATTAAATCATGCTGTTCTCTCAACAAAATTGCTAATTCAAGTGATATAATTATAAATGTTGGTTTCTTTCTATATAAGCTTCTAAAACTTTCTATCATATCATTTATTTGTCCAATTGTTTTATTAACTTCATCTACTGTGTATAATCTTATATTTTTTTTCATTATCTAGTTCTTCCTTTCACTTTTTCTTCTTGGTATATCTCTAATACCCATTTCAAGTTAAGCAAAGCGCTTTTTGTTGCCTCACTTGCTGGTAAACTTAATAAATAATTTATTTTTAATGATATCTTTTCTTCAAAGGTTAATCCTTCGTAATTTATATTTATATCTTTCATAATTCCTCCTATTTTTCTGGCATTTCATACACATAAGAACTTAAATAACTGCTATAATGGTCTTTAATTACTTCTGTTTTGCTTTTATTCATTATTTTTGAGTTAAATTCTATATACTCTTTTGGGTATATTATTCTTTGTATTTCACCCAAAATTTCAATTGCTCTTTCTTCTGTTTCATATTCTGCCAACTTATGATTATGCCCTGATATGGTTAATCCTAATTTCTTATGATTTTCATAAAAAGGAACTTCCATCCATATTTGATTATCCATTATCCATAAAGAATTAACTTTAATTAAATTTTTTTTATCTTGACTTCTAATCCATAATTCCATTATTTTTCCTCCTTATTCAACATAATCATCATAAATTTTTACAACACAATCTATTTTTTCATCTTTTTCTTTGTAAAGATTAATAGTAGTTTTGTCTGTATCAATAATCAATGAATGATAAATTTTTAATAATTCTTCAAGAGTGTTTATTTCTTTGACTTCTCTATAATCCCAATCACTTGCTTTTGTTATTACTACTTTCATTACTTTTCTCCTTTTAATTTATTTACTTCATCAATATCATTTCTGTAATAATCTTTTGCAACTTTATCATATTCCCAAACATAACCTTCATATTTTATCTTTTTTGGCATTTTTTCGCCTTGCGATATTTTTACCAGTAAATCTATTATTTTCATGCTTAATTTCCTCCTAATCTATCTAAAATATTATTTTGTGTTATTTTACTTAAATAACCACCACTATATAAACATTTCACAAAAGTTTTAGTATCTTCAATTAATGTTTGCTGTTCTTCTATTATTTTTAATATTTTTATATAATCTTTTAAAAATACATATTCAGTTCCTTTTTCATTAATAATTGGATGCCCATATATTGTTTTCATTTGCTTTTTTATTCCTCTTTTCTTTTAATTTTATTATTTCAAAACTTATATAACATTTTTCAAATGGTAATGAATATTCCAATTTTTTATTTAATATTTCTAGTCTATTTTCTATCTTAAATATTTCCATTGTTTTTATTAATTCATCTTCCATCTCTAATTCCTCTTTATAATTTTTTTAATTTCTTCTGGAGTGTAATATTTGTTGTTATACTTTATTCCTATTTGTTTTTCTCTTTTATACAAGTCTGCTATTAAAAATTTTCTATATTCTTTTGCAATAAGTTTGTTTTTACTCTTATTAAATGATGATGCTATTTCCATATCATGTTTTATTTTTCTTCTCTCTTCTCTTATTTTTTTCATTTCCTTAATTACTCTATAACATTCAAATGTTGTTAATTTTTCGTTTTCAATTAGATGTAATAAATCTTGTTCTTTTAGATCTTCTTGACTAATTTTTTCTGATAAAGAATCACAATAATCATCTATTTCATCTAACTTGCCGATTATAGACTTTATTTCTTCAATTAAAACCATATTTTAATTAAAGATAATAGACATTAACATTAGAATTGCAATTAGAATAAAGAGGAAAATTACAGATATCAGAGAGCCAATTTTTGGCTCGTCTGCTATCAACTTATTTAATTTTTTCAGTACTTCATTTATCATTTTTATCTGTTTTCTCTTTATTAAATGGACTAGAGAAAAGTGAAGTTGTTTTTGTAAATATTTCTGCACACCAAGAACCAAAGTCTTTTGCAACTTGAAATAACATTTCACAGGCTGCTTTACTAATTAAATCATTACTTGGAGACCATTGAAAGCCAAAAGTTTTATAAAAACATTCATCACTATTTTTCAATTTAAATATAGTCAATTCCAATTTTGGTATTTTAATAATTCCTAAAATATCATATTGAACAAATAAATATTCATCATCTTCTGACTTTATGATACCTATAAGAGGAACAAAATCTTCATCTGATTTTTTCTCTCTTAATTCTTTTTTTAATCTTGCTATTTCAAATTGATAATCTTCACACATTTTGATCAAGTTACTTACAGTGGATTTTAAACTTTTTATATCATGCGATTCTTTCATTTTTTACCTCCTTAGGTTTTCTATAAGTTAGTCCTTTTCCTCGCTTATTTCTTGAAACAAATACAACTTTGCATAATTTATTTTTTGCCCTATAATATTTTTGTTTCTCTTTATAATTTAATTTTTCTAATTCTTCATCGGATATAGAAACAATTTTTAATAATTTTTCTAATTTATCTTCTTTATTTTTATCTAACATAAGATACCTACTTTCTTTTTTTAACATTTCGATAAGCTTCTGATTTTATTATTTGATTAAGTTCTTTCACTTTTTTTCTTAAGTTTCTATTTTCTTTTTTTAGTCTTTCAATTTCTTGAGGCTCACCAAGTTTATTCATAAATGTTTTGTATAGTTCATCCTGAATAGCACTTTTTAATGATTCATTTTGACTTTTTAAACCATTATTTTGTATTTTTAGTTTTAATACAAATGGTACTGCTAAAGCAACCTTTTCCAATTTATTCATACTATTCTTCTTCTTTATTGTTAAAATCAGAAAATATAACTTCTTCAAACATTTTTCTTGTTTCAGTATTAATTGGATGACAAACATCTTTAAACTCTCCAGTAGATTGTTTTCTACTAGGAAATGCTATAAACATTCCTTTATCACCATCAATTATTCTAATATCTTCAATAGCAAAACAGTTTTCAACAACTACACTTGCTAAGCCAATTAGTTTTGATCCTTCCTTTTCTTCTAATCTTTGAGTTTTAACACTAGTAATTTTAAACATTTTCTTTTCCTCCTTCATTATTTTTTCTAGGTGATTTCCTAGTTATTTCATATTCTTTAAGTTCTTTCATTGTTGGTCTATTTTTTAAACTTTTTATTTCTTTATTTAAGTTTTGGATTATAGTTGCTGCTTGTTTTAGATCTCTATCTTTAAAATCAAGCATATCCTTAAATATATTTATTGTTTGAAATGAAGCATTTTTTTGTTTTGTTAAACCTCCTACTCTTCCAATCAATTTTTGATATTTTTGATTTAACATATTTAATTTATTTTCTAAACAAATATTTTCTTGTATTTTAGATTCGATAAATTCATTTTTACGATGAATCTCTTTAGTCAATCGATAATTATCTAACTTTTTCAAACCTAATTCTGCATTTGTTTTTTCAAGTTCTTTATTTAAATTATTAATTTTATCTTTAAGACTAGCATTAGCAGAAACTTCTTCTTGATATTCTTTTTTCATTTTAAATAGATTTAACATTTTTCACCTCCCTCTTTATCTATCTTTTCATCTTCTTTTAATATTCCTCTTTCAATTAAGGACTTTCTCATTTCATAGATTTTTTTCTTCTTTTCAAAAAGTTGTTTTTTTAACTTTTCTTTTGCTACAAGATCAGCTTTTATTGAAGCACTTAATTCAACAATTTTTCTCTCAAGTCTAAATAATTTAGCAATTTCTAATGAAATACTATCTATAGTAACTATCTCTTTACCCATTTTTTAATTCCTCCAATCTTTTTTCTAATACCTTCATATAGGCGATATATTGTCTAAGTTGCTTGTTATATACTTTTTTTCTTGAGTTAATTTCTTTAATAGATTTCTTAACTATTCCAAGTTCATATTCTATATCATCTATAGTTTTTAATAATTCAGTTCCTTTTCCTCTTTTATATCCTCTTTTATCACAGTTGCTGATGATTGTTCTGTTCATCTTAATATGACTAACCATATCTCTTAGTGTTCTATCACTTAAACCTGTTAATTGAATTAATTCGTCTTTAGTAATAAATCTATCGTTAGGAATTAGTTCATATAAATCATCATAACTAATCATATATTTTTTACAACCTCATTAACTGTTAAGCCAGTTCCTGGATGTAATATTTCTTCGATTAATCTTTTTTGAAAAGGATCATTAGTTTTATTTTGAACTATAGATAATAAAGTGTTATATTTTATATTAAACTCTTCATCTGTCATTCTCTCTAGTAATTCACGAGGTGTATCTTTATCATAAATATTTTTAATTTGTCTTTGCATATAATCAATAGCAGAACATTTTGAATAGTGAATGTCATAACCTCTTAAAGGTATTGGTTTCCCACATATTTGACATATTACTTGAGACTTAAAAACTTTAGATTCTTTTTTTTCACCAATAGTTATAAGTCCTTTTTTCAAAAACCATAGTTTAGGAATAACTTGTCCATAATCTTCAGAATTAAGATGAAGCTCAAATCTCTTCGTAACATCATCATAATCATAATCTCTAAGTTCTTTATACCATTCATCAACTTTAAAGTCATCTACAGTGAACTCTTGATAATGAGATTTAATTCTTCTAAAGAGATTCTTTGTTTGCTCTTTAGTCATTTGAATCACTTCCTAACTTATTCCACCATTCATCTGAATATTTAACGATATTATTAGGATTATTTCTTTCTGATATTGTTATCACTTCATCTTCCCATCTTTTTTGATTTAACCAGGTTATAGGATAAGGTATATATTTACCATTATCTTTTTTCCAATCTGTTGTGTCTTTGAACTTTTTAAGTTTAGTCATAATTAAATCAAACTGTTCATCGGTTAAACTATTTTTATTGAACCATTCTTCGGATTTAAACTTATTTACCTTTTTTGGATACTCTTTCCAGAACAGTTCAAATCTTTCTTTATTTATTTCTTTTATATTAATACTTGTATTATTAATACTTGTATTATTCTCTTTGACTTTTTTGTCAATACCCTCTTGACTTTTTTGTGTATACCCTCTTGACTTTTCAGTCAATACCTCTTGATTATTTAACATATAGGTATTCATTGGTTGATTAATAGGAACTCCTATTATTTTTATAACTCTTTTCTCTATTTCTTTAGTTTCATTTTTATAAATAAACTCTACTACTACATAGCCTTTTTCTTTTAAATGACTGATCCATCTAGAAATTGTTGCAGAGTTAACATTATATAATCTAGCAAAATAACTATTAGTAGCCCAACATTCATTATTTTTATTGGTTAAAGAAGTTATTTCGCCATATAGTAATTTTTCATTTGGTTTTAATTCATTATCATACCTTACTATTGCTGGTATAACTGAATAATAATTTGGTTTTTCTTCCATTCTATTTCCTTTCCCCAAAACCCACTAAAGATTTGACACATACATTAATTTGTGATAAAATTAAGTATGTAAAAAGCAATTGAATGCCTTTTTATAGTGTGTCGTTTTGAAGCGTGGACACACTTTTTATTTGCTCTATAATATTTAAACTAATAATTACTGCTAAAGCAAATGTTAAGAATCCAAACATAGTCCAATTTACTAAAACTTTATTGACTATAGGATAGATTAATATCATATAAAGATCATAAATTATTAATCCTAAACAAGCAGCTAAAATAATTAATTTAAATATATTTATAACTTTAATTTTTTTCTTTTTCATTCTGATTACCTCCCACTAACTTTCTTTAAATAAGCAATGTTAATACCTAAATACTCTTTTAATAATTCCATAGGAATTAATCCTTTTGGCAATATATATCCTTTTTCCAATACTTTATTTGAAATATTACTTGCAATAGTTCTTGCCCTTGTTTCTCCAATAAAAGCAAGTTTCATTATATCTTCAATAGAAGCCCATTGATTATCTAATATTTCAAGTGTTTCACTTGCCGAAAGTTTTTTTACTGGTTTTTTCATATATACCTCCTGTCTGTTGTGATTCTTTTTTTATTTACTTTTTCTCACATTCTAGTTATAATTAAAATAGAAAGTGAGGTGTCAATTATGCAATTAAAGATTAATGAACTTCTAAAAGAGTTATTAAAAGAAAGTAAAAATAATAATATTAGAGTTTATATAGATACTCAAAATAATCATTATGAAGGTAATTTATTATTAGATACACTTGATGATATTGAAGACGACCATATTACAATAACTGAATGTACTACTAAAAATCACCATAATCTTAAAACCTTCTTGTTGAAATCATCAATAACTGCATTCTCTTATAGAATTGATAAAACATTTGAAGAATAATTTTTATTTTTCTTCTTTTTTTACATTAACTATTGAATTAACTTCTAAACGGTCTATTGCTAATTTTAAAATATCAACAGCAGTAGAAACTGAATAACCATTTAGTAAAAATAGTATTTCTTTTACCTTTTTTCTCATTTCTTCCATTTTCTATTCCTCCTCTTTATTAATGTTAATTGAGTTTTTCTCAACTTTACGAGTAAAAAAATATTCTTGAATATTTTCTTCTTTTAATTTTAATACTTTGATAGAATTAAATATTTCATTTTGGGTAAAGTTTTTTTTATTATTTAATTTATAATTGACTGATGCAGAAGAAATATTTATTGCATTAGCAAAGTTTTCCTGTGTATCAAATATTTCTTTAATTCTTCCTTTTAATTTATCATAATTATATTGCATTATTATCTCCTTTCTGTTGAGTTTATCTCAACTACAATATAAGTTTAGCATAACTCAACAGAGATGTCAATATGTTTTTTGATTTTTTCTCAACTTTTTTTTATTTTTTTTACATTATTGTTGATTTTTTCTCAAAATTGCTTTATAATTACTTTACAGAGGAGGGATTATTATGTTAGTAGATACATTTGCCAATCGATTAAAAAAAGCATTAGATAAAAATAAAATGACACAATCTCAATTAGCAAAAAAAACAAATATTGATAAGTCATTAATTAGTAATTACCTATCAGGTAACTACAATGCAAAACAAGACAAACTTTCTTTATTGGCAGATGCTTTAAATGTAACCGAAACTTGGTTAATGGGATATGACACAGACAAAGAAGAAATTAATTCTTTCGATGAATTAGAGCTATTATTTGATAAAAATAAAAATATTCTTACAGAGGATGATAAACAATATATAAAGTTTATAATAGAAAAAAGAAAAAAAGATATTGATAAACAATTAGGAAAAGAAGAATAAGTATACTTTTAAATATATAGAAAGTGAGGAAATAAATGAATACCGAAGTAAAAGAAAATAATAAAGATTTAATTTTATTTGAAAACAAAAAAATTAGAAGACAAGAATACAATGGAGAATGGTTCTATTCTATCGTAGATGTAATTGAAATACTGACCGAAAGTGAAAGACCAGAAAAATATTGGAGTGATTTAAAGAAAAAGATTGAAACTGAAGGTGTTTTTGAACTTTCCGAAAAAATCGGAAGGTTGAAAATGATTGCTAAAGATGGAAAAAATAGATTAACCGATTGTTCAAACAGAGAAACAATATTTAGAATTATTCAGTCAGTACCTAGTCCAAATGCCGAACCTTTTAAACAATGGTTTGCAAGATTAGCAGAAGAAAGAATACAAGAAACAATTAATCCTGAACTTGCAATTGAAAGAGCAAGACAAACATATCTAAAAAAAGGATATACAGAAGAATGGATAAGTGCAAGAATTAAAGGCATCCCAGCAAGAAATGCTTTAACTGATGAATGGGACAAAAGAGGAATTACTGACAAAAATGATTATGCTATTTTAACAGATGAAATTAGTAAAGGAACTTTCGGTATAACAACAAAAAAGCATAAAAATATAAAAAATCTAGATAAAAATCAAGGATTACGAGATAATATGTCACCATTAGAATTAGCACTTACAACATTAGCAGAAGTTACTACAACAGAACTTCACAGAACAAATGACTCACAGGGTATAAGAGAATTAAAAGTTGACGCACATGATGGAGGAGAAGTAGCAGCAATAACTAGAAGGAACATTGAAAAAAGAATTGGTAAACCAATAGTAACTTCTGAAAATGCCATCAATTTTAAAAAGAATAAAGAAATTGAAACAAAAAAAGAATAAGTATGCTAGTACAGGTACTTTTTATAGATAAGGAGTAAAAAGTATGAATATAATTAGTTTATTAAAAAGGGAAATAACACAACAAGAACTGCTTAACTACTATAATGCTTGTATAACAACAATTGAATTACCCGATGGAATTAATGGATTTGTATTTAGTTATGAGAATATATATAATATATTCATAAATAAAGATTTGTCATATTATAAAAGAAAAAAGACTATATTACATGAATTAGCACATATAGAATTAAGTCAATTAAAACAATTAAATAAAGATATGTTTGCTTTTTATATTAAAAAATATGAAGATGAAGCAGATAAGTATATTAAGTTTATAATAGAAAATATAAAATAAAAAGTAGTACCTACTGCAATAGGTACTAGAATAGTGCATAAAAATAAAATTGAATCACAACAGACAATCTTTTTTTCTATGCACTCTAATTATATCAAAAACAAATAAATATGTAAATAATTGGAGGTTAAAAAATGGCAATTTATAAAGAAAAAAATAAAAAAAAGTATTCAAAAGATGGTAGAAGTTGGTACTTTAGAACTTACTACAATGATCTTAATGGAAATAGAAAACAAAAGACTTCTAAAATGTTTTTAACAAAAGCAGAAGCACAAGATGCTGAAAGAACATTTTTAATGAATTATGAAAAACAAAAAGATTTAGATTTTGAATCATTAACATTAATATATTTAAAAGAATATAAAAAGAAGAATAAAGAGGAAACCTATGAAAATACAAAAAATAGAATTACTAAACATATCTTGCCAGTATTTAAAAAAACAATGGTAAGCAAGATTAGTATTATTCAATTTGAAGAAATGAAAAATAATATTTCAAAATTAAATATTAAAACTCAAAACAGTGTAATAACCTATTTCAAGTCTATTTTAAGAACAGGTATTGAAATATATGATCTTAACATACCAATATTCAATAAAATAAAAACTATTCAATGTGGTGTAACACCACCAAAAGAATATCAGGTATGGAATTTAGATGAATACAAAGAATTCATTAATCAAGTAGATGATTTAGAATATAAAACTCTCTTTTCCATTTTATATTTTGCTGGGCTACGAATAGGAGAACTTCAAGCTTTAAAGTGGAAAGATTATAACAATAAAATTATAGATATTAATAAGAGTTATAATAAAAGTGGTAAAATAACAACACCAAAAACAAGTAATTCATATAGAAAAGTAGATATTCCAAATAATGTTATTAAATTGTTAGATGATTTATATATTCAAAAATCAAAAATATATGGATTCAATAATGAAATGTTTATCTTCGGTGATATTGTTCCATTATCTAGAACAACAATAACTAGAAAAAAAGAAAGTTATATAAAAAAAGCAAATGTAAAAAGGATAACTATTCACGAGTTTAGACATTCACATGTAACTCTTTTAAGAAGTATGAACTACACAATTAAACAAGTAGCAACTAGAATTGGCGATACAGAAACAACAGTAATAGAAACATATTCACATCTATTTGAAAGCGATAAATTTGTAATATCAGAAGGACTAAATAAATTAGAATTATAAAAAATAAGATGTAAATAAGATGTAAAAGTTATATAAAATAATAAAAACCCTTATATTTTAAGGGTTTATTTTCATTTGGAGCAGGTGATGAGAATCGAACTCACGCAGTCAGCTTGGAAGGCTGAGGTTCTACCATTAAACTACACCTGCATCAGTAGGCAATAATAATGATACTATAAAATTGCCTATCTGTCAATTATTTTATGCAAATTTCTTAAAAAAATTACATTTTTTACACAAAAAACAGCAAAAATAATTAATTTTTAATCAAATTAGGATTAATTAAACTAAGACTTACCCTATTCTTTTTTAATGAAATATCATCAACATAGCAAGTAACAATATCTCCAACTGATACAACTTCACTAGGATGTTTAATATACTTATCTGTCATTTTAGATATATGTACTAGTCCATCATCATGTAAGCCAATATCAATAAATGCTCCAAAATCCACAACATTTCTAACAGTACCAGATAATTCCATACCTACTTTTAAATCTTCTATTTTAAGAATGTCACTTTTTAATAGAGGCTTGTCAAAGTCATCTCTAAAATCTCTATTAGGTTTAGAAAAACATTTAATAATATCTTCTAAAGTATAAATATCAGTGCCTAGTTTTTCACTAACTTCTTTAATATTAATTGAACCAAGTACATCATTGAGTTTCTTACTACCAAGATCATTAATACCAAAGCCATACATATCAAGAAGTTTACTAGCAGTACCATAACTTTCTGGATGAATAGAAGTAACATCCATTGGATTAGTACCATCAATAATTCTCATAAAACCTATAGATTGTTCATATGCCTTAGGAGTTAGTACCTTCTTTTTCATAAGTTCATCTCTAGATAAAACTTTTCCATTTTCTTCTCTGTATTCAATAATCTTATCAATATTACTTTTAGTAAGACCAGAAATATACTTAAGTATAGACCTACTAGCAGTATTAACATTAACACCAACATTATTAACACATTTAGATACAACAAAGTCAAGAGATTCATCTAACTTCTTTTCATTAACATCATGTTGATATTGACCAACACCAATACTCTTGCTATCAATTTTAACAAGTTCAGATAAAGGATCTTGTAATCTTCTAGCAATACTAATAGCACTTCTTTTTTCAACCGTTAAATCAGGAAATTCTTTAATAGCTAAGTCACTAGCAGAATAAACACTAGCACCAGCCTCACTAACAATAATATATTTAATATCTTTATCTCTGTATTCACTAATAGTCTCAGCTACTAATTTCTCACTTTCCCTAGAAGCCGTACCATTTCCAATAGCTACAATATCAATATTATACTTTTTAAATAAATCTTTTAAAGTTTTCTTTGATTCTTCCCATTTATTATGCGGTTCATGTGGATAAATTACCGAAATATTAAGAACACTAGAAGTAGGACTAACAACAGCAAGCTTACATCCTGTTCTAAATGCCGGATCAAAACCAAGTACAGTAACATCTTTCATTGGTGGAGTAAGAATTAAATTCTCTAAATTTTCTCCAAACACCTCAATAGCGGCCTCTTCACTAACTTCTTTAAGTTCACTTCTAACTTCTCTCTCAATACTAGGAATAATTAATCTCTTATAACTATCTCTAATCGCAGTCTTAACAATATCACTAGCCATAACTTTATCATTTTTAATAATTTTATTTTCTAAATATGAAATAATATAATCATCATCAACTACTACATTAACACTAAGTACACCCCCTTTTTCACCTCTATTAATAGCAAGTACTCTATGCGGTTTAATAAATTTAACTCTCTCTTCATAATCATAATACATTTCATAAATACCATTTTCATCAGTACTATTCTTTTTAAGTTTAGTTTTAATAATACCATGATTCATCATATTATTTCTAATCCATTTACGATAACTAGCATTATCACTAATCCATTCCGCTATAATATAACTAGCTCCAGTGATTGCTTCATCAACACTTTTAACATTATCATTAAGATAAGACTCTGCTATCTTTTTAACATCAATATCTTTAAAAGACATAATAATTTTAGCTAGAGGTTCTAATCCATTCTTAATAGCCTCTGTAGCCTTAGTCTTTTTCTTTTCTTTATATGGTCTATAAATATCTTCTACTTCTACTAATTTTTCACACTTTAAAATATTATCTCTAATTTCATCAGTTAGTAAACCTTTCTCATCAATTAATCTAATAACATCTTCTTTTCTTTTTAATAAATTTTCTTGATATTCATATACCTCATTAATACTTCTAATCTGTTCTTCATCTAAAGCACCAGTAACTTCTTTTCTATATCTAGCAATAAAAGGTATTGTAGCTCCTTCTCCTAATAACTTCAAAGTAGCAATTACACTATCTTTTTTTATACCCAAATCATTAACTATTCCATTTATAATAACATCATTCAT